CTGAACGATGAGCGCTACATCTTGCTTGAGTGCCACGTTGACCTAGACCTTGAAGGCTACGAAGACGAGGACGAAGAGGGTGAGAAGACGGGCATCATGCTGCCCTATGTTGTAACCATCATCAAAGGCACGAACGACATCTTGTCGATTCGTAGAAATTGGAAAGAAGACGATGACCTCAAACTTAAGCGCCAGCACTTCGTCCACTACCAATACATCCCCGGCTTCGGAGCCTACGGTTTTGGCTTGTTCCACCTCATCGGCGGCTTTGCCAAATCTGCAACATCTCTCATGCGCCAGTTGGTGGATGCGGGCACACTGTCAAACTTACCGGGCGGACTTAAGTCCCGTGGCCTTCGGATTAAAGGTGATGACACACCGATTGCCCCCGGAGAGTGGCGAGATGTAGACATTGGTTCTGGCAACATTCGGGACAACATCCTGCCCCTGCCATACAAAGAGCCAAGCGCTACGCTATACAACTTGCTCAACAACATTGTTGAAGAAGGCCGCCGCTTCGCATCTACCTCAGACATGAAGGTCTCCGACATGAGCGCGAACGCGCCCGTGGGTACAACGCTGGCGTTGCTAGAGAGACAGCTTAAGGTGATGTCCGCTGTGCAGGCTCGTGTGCACTTTGCATTGAAGCAAGAGTTAAAACTCTTGAAGAACCTGATCCGTGACTACACTGATCCAGACTACACGTACGATCCAGAGTACGGCAACCGCAAAGCTAAACAAGCGGACTATGACTTGGTGGACGTGATCCCTGTGTCTGACCCCAATGCGGCGACGATGAGCCAGCGAGTGGTGCAGTACCAAGCTGTGATTCAGATGGCGCAGATGGCTCCAGACATTTACAACTTGCCAGAGCTGCATCGCGGGATGCTGGACGTGTTGGGTATCAAGAATGCAGAAAAACTTGTACCGATTGAGGACGATCAGAAACCGATTGATCCAGTGCAAGAGAATCAGAACGCACTCAAGGGCACACCGCTCAAAGCGTTCCTGTACCAAGACCATCAGTCACATATCCAAGTGCACATGATGATGTTGCAAGACCCGATGATTCAGCAGTTTATTGGCCAGAACCCACAGGCTCCCAAGATCATGGGTGCACTTACTGCGCACATTGCAGAGCACGTTGGCTACAAAATGCGCCAGCAGATCGAGCAGCAGTTGGGCATGCCCCTGCCACCCGAAGACGAGAAGTTGCCACCACAAGTGGAGATTGCGCTCTCGGCAATGATGGCTCAAGCGGCCAATCAGGTGTTGATGCAGAACCAAGCGCAAGCTGCCCAGCAACAAGCACAGCAACAAGCACAAGACCCAGTCTTGCAGCTTCAGATGCAGGAGTTGCAGATCAAACAAGGCGAGCTGGAGTTGAAGAAACAAAAGATGATGATCGACGCCGCCATTGCTTCCGACAAACAATCGTTGGAAGAAGAAAAAGTCAAAGGCAACTTGGAGCTTGACTCTCTTAAGGTTGGTGCGCAGATCAACGAAAGTAAATCTAAACAGCAGTTTGAGCAAGAGCGTGCAGGCGTGCAGCTGGGCACTGACATTGCAAAGAGTAAAGCCCAGATGGATTTACAAGCGCGAACTGCTGCGCTCTCAAACAGCAGGAACCAAGGTTCTAGAAAATGATCCAAGAATTCGCACGCGTATTGCGCGAAAAATTACGCACTGACATGAACAACTACGCCGACGATCTCGCAGGCGGTTCGTGTCGATCATTTGAAGAATATCAAAAACTCTGTGGTGTTATTTCGGGTCTAGCACTCGCAGAGCGTTATCTAATCGACCTGCTGCAGAAAGTTGAAGAATCAGATGAGTAATCTTGATTTGTCTCCCGGTGCTTTTGCACTGCCTGAAACTATCGAGCCGATGGCGGCACCCGCCCCAGAAGCTACGGACGAAGAAAAAGCACGACAACTACCCGACCCCACAGGTTGGAAGATTTTGTGCGCTGTGCCAGATGTCTCTGAAAAGATTGAAGGTACAGATTTATACAAACCGACAGCCACCATGCGTCAGGAAGAGCACTCTACAACCGTGCTGTTTGTGATGAAGGTCGGCCCAGATGCGTATAAAGACCCCGCCAAGTTCCCCGCAGGAGCATGGTGCAAAGAAGGTGATTTTGTGCTTGTACGTACGTATTCTGGTACGCGAGTCAAGATCTATGGCAAAGAGTTCCGTCTCATCAACGACGACCAAGTTGATGCTGTTGTGCAAGACCCTCGTGGAATAACCCACGCTTGAAGGAGTAAAAATGGCTGAACCATATAAGTTCCCAGACGAAATTGAAGACAAGAACCCGCCCGAGATTGAAATTGAGGTGGAAGGCGAAGTTGACATAGAAATTGAAGACGACACGCCTGAACGTGACAGGGGCCGCAAGCCCTTGGACAAAGAAGTTCTTGATCCAACTGACGAAGAAATTGAGTCGTACTCCGACAAGGTGAAGAACCGAATCAAAGAGCTGACGCACGCCCGTCACGACGAGCGCCGAGTCAAAGAAGCTACGATGCGGGAGAAACAAGAGCTTGAGCGTCTTGCACAACATCTTGTAGAAGAAAACAAAAGACTTAAACAAAACGTATATACTGGGCAGGAAGCAGTAATTGAGGGTGCTAAACAGCGTGCCGATTCCGAACTGGACATGGCGCGTCGCAAACTCAAAGCAGCACAGGAGTCTTTTGACACGGACGCCATCATTGAAGCTCAAGAAGCGGTGATGGATGCCAAAATAAAAGTTGAACAAACAAAAAATTATCGTCCTGCCCCTTTACAGGAAGAAAATTTTGAGGTACAAACTCAACAAACCCAGCCTGTGAAGGCTGAACCGGACGAAAAAACTCTGCGCTGGCAGGCTAAAAACCAGTGGTTCGGGACACAAGGGTTTGAAGAATACACCAGCTACGCACTAGGGCTGCATCAAAAACTAGTCACAAACGGGGTTGACCCCCGCTCTGAGGAATACTTCGAGCAGATTGATGCTCGCATGAGGTCGACGTTCCCTGATATTTTCAGTGGATCACGAGACAAAAGGTCTGGTGAGGCAGTCAAGAAGCCTTCCACGGTCGTTGCTTCTGCGTCTCGTTCTACGAGTGCAGGAAAGGTGAAGCTAACTACGACGCAAGTTGCGTTGGCTAAAAAGTATGGACTAACCCCGCAGCAGTATGCTGCTGAAGTGATGAAACTGGAGAGACAGAATGGCTGAAACACAAGACCGCACACAACGTGATTTAAAAACACGCGAAAAACAAACTCGATACGTTTACAAACCGTCGAGTGCCCTGCCCGATCCGACACCTGATCCAGATTTTGAGTTCCGCTATATTGCGACTCATGTTCTGGGACAAGCTGATCCAACCAACGTGTCTCGCAAGACTCGCGACGGCTGGGTACCGGTTAAGGCAGTAGACCATCCGGAATTGATGATTGAGGGACACCCCGTTACTGGCAACGTTGAGATTGGCGGACTTATGCTTTGCAAGATTCATAAGGGTCAGTTGGCTGCAATGGCGGAGTACTACAGCAATCAAGCTCAAAACCAGATGGACTCAGTGGACAACCACTTCATGCGAAATAATGACCCAAGGATGCCGTTGTTTTCCGACCGCAAGTCGACTTCAACACGCGGAAATGGGTTTGGTTCTGGTTCTAAATAAACATAGGAGTCTTTTATGGCTTATCCGGTTATCGACGCCCCTTACGGGCTAAAACCGATCAATTTGATCGGAGGTCAGGTATTTGCGGGTTCTACTCGTGAGTATCCGATTACTAACGGTTACTCCACAAACATTTTCTACGGCGATTACGTAGGTTTGTCTCGTGGTGAAATCGTGCGTCTGTCTGTGTCTACTGGCACAGCAGGCAATCAAACAGGTATCTTCTTGGGATGCTCGTTTACTAACCCCGTTACAAAACAAAAGCAATTCCAGCAATACTGGCCTGCATCAACTGCAGCTGGTGACGCTGTTGCGATTGTTTGTGATGATCCTGACACGGTGTTTAAAGGTGTCGTTTGTTCTGCTACTACTGCTGTTGCTTCTGGCGCTCGCGCCATGATTGGCCAAAACTTGGCCATGATTAACAACACAGGTAGCACTGCAACTGGCAACTCTAAAAATGCCATTCTTGCACCGAGCGACACTCCTGCAACCACCTCTTCCTTGCCCGTTCGCGTGCTTGGTTTGGTGACTGACACGGCTGTTACTTTAGGTACAGTAACTTATACCAGCATTTCTACCGCTACCGTAACTTGCTCGGCTTTGCCGTTCGCGTTGCCTGTTGGTACAGACGTTGGTTCGCTGGATTCAAATGGACAGTACATTTCTTCCGGTTCTTTTGTCGACACCGCCGCATCTGCCGGTGCTACATCGTTTATTTTGAATCAAGCTCCCGCTGTTGCGTTTGGTGCCAGCTCTACGCTAGTGCTCGTGCAGTACCCAGAGATCTTGGTCAAAATTAACTTTGGTCAGCATCAGTACTATGCTGGCACCAGCATTGCTTAAGGAGTAATTTAAAATGGCTATTTCACGCGCACAACTACTTAAAGAACTCCTCCCGGGCCTGAACGCTTTGTTTGGTTTGGAGTACGCTCGTTACGGCGAAGAGCACAAAGAACTCTACGAAACAGAGAAATCTGAGCGTTCTTTTGAAGAAGAGACAAAACTGTCTGGTTTCTCTGCTGCACCTGTTAAGAGTGAGGGCTCTGCCATCGCTTATGACAATGCACAGGAAGCTTTCACAGCACGTTACAACCACGAGACTATTGCTCTAGGCTTCTCCATCACGGAAGAAGCTGTGGAAGATAACTTGTATGACAGCCTGTCTGCTCGTTACACCAAAGCCTTGGCTCGCGCTATGTCTTACACCAAGCAGGTTAAAGCTGCAAACGTTATCAACAATGGTTTCTCTGCCGCTTATCCCGGTGGCGACGGCGTTGCTTTGTTTAGCACTGCACACCCCTTGGTCAACGGCGCTACTAACAGCAACCGTCCATCAACAAACGCTGATTTGAACGAAACTTCTCTTGAGAACGCCGTTATTCAAATCGCCGCTTGGACTGATGAGCGCGGTCTGTTGATCGCTGCTAAGCCACGTAAGTTGATTGTTCCACCTGCACTGATGTTCGTTGCAACTCGTTTGCTTGAGACTTCTTTGCGTGTTGGCACAACCGACAACGACATTAACGCGCTCAAGAATAACGGTTCTATCCCTGAAGGCTACACCGTTAACCACTTCTTGACCGACAATAATGCTTGGTTCTTGTGTACAGATGTACCTAACGGTTTGAAGCACTTCGAACGTACTCCATTGCAAAACTCAATGGATGGGGATTTTGATACCGGCAACGTCCGTTACAAGGCCCGTGAGCGTTACAGCTTTGGCTGGTCTGACCCTCTGGGTGTCTTCGGTTCACCCGGTACATCCTGAAATTAGTACCAAAAGTACTACTAAAAGGGCCCTTCGGGGCCCTTTTTCTTTGGGTGTTGATTTTTGTTTTGGTTGTGGTATATTACCTGTGTCGTAACACAGGAGCTAACGTGGACACTACCAACTTGCCCAAGACCCGCGCCGAAGCTAAAGCTACTGGTGCCAAGTATTATTTCACTGGACAGCCTTGCAAGCACGGGCACATAGTTGCACGCAAAACCAAAGGCGCGTGTGTAGAATGTTTAAAAGTTGAGTGGGAAAAAGGCAGTAGCAACCGCGCGGAGTACTTCAAGCAGTACAACAAGTCAGATGCAGGTGGAGAAGCTAAACAGCGGTATTATGAGAAAAATAGGGCACAGGTTATTGCCCGCGCACAAGCACGTCCCACAACAGAAAAACAGGCGTACAAGAATAAGTACAAGCAAAGTAACCCTGACTTGTACAAAACACTTACCAGTTTTCGCCGTCGTCGGTTTCGTGATGCCACCCCGCCGTGGCTGACGCACAAACAAAAATCTGAAATACGCCAGCTTTATCAGATAGCCATTACCATGTCCAAGACCACTGGCGAACAATACGTGGTCGACCACATCGTGCCATTGCAATCGCATGAAGTCTGTGGCTTGCATGTCCCGTGGAACCTGCGCGTCATCACGCAAGAAGAAAATTTAAAGAAATCAAACAAACTTGTTGCGCCCAAGTAAGCGTAGTGGTATAAACACAGTAATCCGGGATTTACCGGTGCATCAAACAGTCCCGGCTGACGACATACAGATTGATGCACTTAACTTGTATGTAAGGAAATATCATGGGATTCGCATCACACCTTGGCCCTTGGCTGCTCGGCACTGTTAAAAACACTACTGGCACTACTGCTGGCACGATTCGCAACATGGGCGCAACTGTTGTTACACAGACTGGCCAGACCACTGTTAGCGACACCACTGCTACTACAGAATTTGTTTTACCTGCTGGCGCACAAATTTTAGAGTTCCTAGTAGACATTACCACCGCTTACGCTGGTACTACTGGTAACACAATCACTATTCAAACTGCTGCTGGCACTTCTTTAG